TCGTCTCCTTACCCTCTCGCCCTGTTCTGTTTACCAACAGTAGCGGTGTACCCTACGCAGATGCGCGTAATCTGCGTGGGGTACACATCCGCGCCTGCCGCCGTGCAGGCATATCAGAGTTCACAATTCATGATTGGCGTCACCATTGGGCATCACGATTAGTTATGGCAGGAGCAAGCATGCCTGTGCTAATGAAGTTAGGCGGTTGGTCATCTGAGCGCATGGTATTGCGCTATGCTTCTGTTTCAGACGAACACATATCTGACACACTGCGGAGGTTGAAGTGAAAAAAAGATTGCAAAAACCGTTGCTTATAGATAACGTGTATTTCTTTGGTAAGGGTGAGGTCGCGTGTTCGAATCACGCTAGCAGCACCACCATCTTCACCATTTTCCCCTTTATATTCAGAGCCTTATGGATGATATTTTTTCATTTGGTGGTCTGCATTTTTGCAGTATTAATATCAATTTATATAATTGGTTATGCTTTAGGTTTGCAGGAAATGAATAAGTCGGACACAAATCGGACACAAAATTTATATCAACAGATAGAGGTATCTCATTATGAACAAAGAAGATAAGCCAACCGCTTTGCATACGAGTGGAAAATATCAACAAACCAGAGCCTACAATGTGGGCTTTATTGTTGAGATGTTTGTCGAGCGCAAGGTAAGAGCGTTTGATGAAGAGCAAGCAAAAGAACTTGCTGAAAATAGATTTCGTGCAAAGCATCAATCATTCATCCGCAAGGGATATACCGCTGGTGATATTGAACAGATAACATGTGAGTTAGTTAAATGAGTGATATGAATAGAGAGCGTATATTAACAGATGCCGAAAAGGCAGTACGCAACCGTGGCGCGAATTACGGTTCGCCATCTGAAAACTTTGCTCGCATCGCACAGCTATGGACAGCCTACACAAATGTTGATTTTGCTGTGGAAGATGTCGGCGTGATGATGATGCTTGTCAAGCTTGGCAGGTTGATGGAAAACCCACACCATCAAGATAGCTGGGTAGACATCGCTGGTTACAGCGCCATCACTGCTGAAGCGATTGGCGAAACTTTAGATAATCAGCACCCTCTTGAGGGTCAGCAAAGCATTGAACCCAGCTAACAGGAGATGGATTATGCGGGTCGATAACCTGAAGGATTGCTTGCCCAAAGTTCTGCTGTTCAAAACCTTTGACAAAGGCGTAAGTGTCATGGAATTTGTAACCACGCGCACGCGCAAGCCATGCAGTCTTTTTACGCTCCACATCCTCGATATGAGCCAGCCCCCAGTTATGCCTGTGACCGCTTATGTACAACTCTGCGTGTCCCTTAAACCTAGCCATCTTGTTCTGGGCATGCAAAGAATTCCATTGAGAGTGACCAGGCATATCATGCGCCGCATGTATTCTGCACTTCCTGCCATTGGGGAAGTTGATAGAGATGCGAGCCTCCCAATCCTCACGCACGGTGTTAAGACCGCACATCCATTTGAGAGGATCACCCGCACCAGACCACATATCGTGGTTGCCGCCAATGAGAACCAGCGGGTTCATCTCTTGAATAAGCCACTCCACTAATTTCCACGCTGTTTTATGAGAGGTGTCTTGTTCGCCGTATAAGCGCCCCAGACGCCCAACCCAGTTGTTCTGGTGGTCGCCTAGCGAACATCCATAGATGCCCTTGTACGCCTTCTGTAACGCCAAATGAGAGCGTAATGAATCCCAATCACAGTGGTTGTCATCGATGTGCGGGTCGCCATACCATAACAAGCCGATTGGCTGGTCAGATTTCATTTCGATTTCATGCCAATGCTTTGCTTCTTTGTACTCTTTGCGCTTCTTGAAGCGAGCATGAAGCTGGTCTACCAGTACATCTACTGGCAAATCATCTTCTGGCATTTGAGGAATTACAAACTCGCCTGTGTCAGCGGTAGCTTTTTGAAGGTGGCGATGAAAGGTAGACTTTGACATCCCCAAGGCCTGTGCCGCTGTAACGACATTGCCATACATTTCATACGCATCTAATATATCTTGGTTATTCGGACGTTCCATTACATTCCAACATCATATCTCTGAGTTCTCCACCCCGAATACCTACCTGCTGAAACCACAAACTATCTTCCATTTCGTATGCCGCGCGGTCCCATGACCTATCTTCTAACGCCGCAATAAATTTCTTAAAGCGAGAGAAACGAGGCCAACCCATATTGAAAACCATAGAGGCAATCACATGCTGTGCTTGCTGTGGCAAATCTCTCCACCAATCCATACGGTCATCAAGTTCGTTAAATGTTTTAATAATATCATCTTCAAGAATAACCAAAGCGGCTCTTTCAGAAATCGGTTCGCGCAGATTATGACCATACCCAATAGTCGGAACGCCAACTGTATCGTGATACATTTCTAAACGTAGCCCTTCATGCTTGGCTACCAGAGCAGTGAAGTAATCTATTTTCATTTCTTAAACATCTTTGTCATTTGCTGTACGCCAAAGCTTGCCGCAAATACAACGGCAACAGCATTCTTATAGAAGGATGGCATGGTTTCGAGCGCGGCAAAGCCACGCTCTACAATATCTTCATGTCCTGTGAATGCTAAGATAAGGGGAATAGAAACCAAAATTGTCAGCCATTCATCTTTCCAAGAAGCGTTTGAATTACGCGCTTGTTCAAGATTCCATTCTTGCTCTCCAGCCGCCACACGCTTGGCAACGGCTGTCTTGGCTCGCTGTGTTTCAACTTTGGATTCTACCCAAGAGCCAGCAATATTAGCTAGCGGTGCGATAAATGCTTGTAACATAGCACAACATTAGTGTGCATATCCGCAGTATTAAACGCACATTTTAGCGAAGTTTAATAATTTTTAGAATAACATACACCAGAGAGGTGATGCCAAGAATTAAGGCTACCCACTCATTAACGGCAGGTAGCCATAGCGGTGCAGAAATACCACCAGTAGCAATAGCGATATCGTTGCTATCCATCATCAATCATCCGCTGGTTTCGGGTTGTCAGTTTTAATTTGAGCAACATGCGCTTGCCATGCCGCCAAACCATTTTCTGTAATATACTCTACTTGGCTCTCAAGAGTACCGTAGGCTTCTTTTCGAGCAGTCAACCAATCAGGGTTAGGTGCTGGTGAAGCCTTTGCCGCCGCAGTTCTTGAGGCACCTTCAGACAAGAAAGAAGGCGCTGAACCACTTCTCAGATGAGGCGGGATATGCATGTGTACTAAATCATCAAGGTCAGCTTCTGTCATGTCAGAAGTTAGCTCAATGAATGTCCAACTACCATCACTCCATTGAATTTTGGCTACGCCATTATTAATTTCTGGTATTGTATATTGTGTCATTGCCACTTCCTTATTGGACATCTAGAAAATTTTAACTTTGTTTTAGCTGGCATAAAGCACCCACATTTTTTGCATTGCTTAATTGATGAACGAAACCACTCACATGATTTGCAGATACTGTATCTTTCATCTGCTGACATTGTATTGCGTCCATCATCAATCTGCCTACCACAACCACACGACACTATGCAGTGCCACCTTGCGCTGTTCCATTATTTGTAAATGTTACAAAAGAAGAACCCCGAAGATATTTACCACCAGCACCTCCAGCCACACCATTAGTGCTATTGCCGTTAGTGCCTGTTGAGCCTGATGCCCCAAAAGCACCGCCATCACCACCAGTGCCAGAGTTATTGGAGCCAGATGTTCCAGTGCCAGCAGATTGATTGTAACCAGCACCTACGCCACCAGCACCGCCAGTTGAGGAGTTTGTTACTGTCTTTCGGCAACTTCCACACTCACTTTGCCCGCAAAAACCTACGCAAGTCCAAGGGCCACTGCCAAACCTAGCTGAACAACCTACGTGGCAGTTGTAAACCCACGAGGGTAATCCACCGCCTGTTCCACCGTAGTAGGAATAAGATGTGTAAGACCCATTACCGCCAGTACCTCCACCGCCACCGCCAGCACGAACAGTACCGTTGTTAACAAATGTACAAGTTACAGCGGCCTCGAAAGCATCGCCACCGTCAGCCCCTACTGAACCACCAGCACCAGACAATGTGCCATTGTTAGTAACTGTAATTGAGCCAGCACCGCCGCTATCAATCTCTAAGGCTTCTTCTGTTGTGCTGGTTGCACCAAGTTCTACACCACTATTAATAACAATTTCTTTAGGGTAGTTAACTGCGTAATCAGAGCCAAACAAAGCAGAAGCATCTTGGTCTGTAGCACCAGACGCATAAGTGTAACGAAAACCTTTAGCTGTACCTCTGAAGTTGTCAAAGGCAATAGCACCAGATGTAGGTACTGATGCAGCCAAGTTAGTGCCAGTGTTGTTAGCAGCCTTTGCTCTCACATGAGTGCCGCCACGATATAAAGAAGAAAAGCTAACAGCACCTGTCAGACCATATTCACTACGAATATCGCTAGCAGATACTGCGCCTGAAGATGCTATAGCCATGATTAAGGTGTCCCGAATGCAGTTACATCGTCAGCTGCGATTACAGCGCCAGCAGTCGTAATTTTAAAAACTTCTGTGCTGTTGTAGATAAACACCATGTCAGAGCCGTCTAAACTAGCTGACCAGCCAGAAGGGAATGCTGCAACATTATCTAATGCACTGGCAACAACATCACCGTTGTTATCGATAAGGTCTGCCATTTGCCTTGCTTTTGTCATTTTCTACTCCTATCCAAAGACCACAAACTCAAGCACATCACCAGCCGCCGCACCGCTAGCAAGTACAACAGTCGTGCCATTGGTTGCTGTGAAATCAGAACCGCTGATTAATTTAACACCATTCATAAATACCTGTATTAGCCCTGCTGTATAGGTAACGCTAAATGATGTTTGCGCGGCAGTTGCGGTTGCATTGCTTTCTGTTAAAGAGAATGGATTAACCGCTACAGATATCGTTTCATTTGCGCCTGAATTATTTTTCGTTAAGGTAACGCCAGTACCTGCTGTAAGTTTGTTTTCTAAAACATCTGCTGTTGTATCATTACTGCTTATCTTCAGTGTTCCGCCACCAGCAGACGCCGCCGCTTGAGTAGCAGATGCCGCCGCTGCTGTAGCTGATGAGGCAGCATTTGTTTCAGAAGTGGCTGCATTTGAAGCCGATGTTGAAGATGCAGACGCTTGTGTTGTTGCCGTTGTGGCAGAAGTTGATGCAGAAGAGGCTGAAGAAGCCGCATTTGTTTCTGAGGTAGAAGCATTGGATGCGCTGGTTGCGGCGTTTGTTTCGCTGGTTGCCGCATTTGTGGCTGATGTCTGCGCTTGTGAAACAAGATTGTTTAAGCTGGTTTCTTGTGTAAGAGAAATCTTAGTAAACACTTCAACATATATTACATCGCCAGCACTTGCACCTGTGTTCAAAACCACATTGTTGCCGCTTACATAATAATCGTTTGTTGAACTTGAACCCTCAACCAAACGAACACCATTCAAAAATACCAACGTGTTACCATTGGCAAAAATGCTCATGGTGTTGTTAGCATCATCTGTTGTGAATGTTGTTTGCGCCGCCGTAGCTGTAAACACATGAGTAGTTGTCAAACCCTCAAGGTACGCGCCAGCCTCTTGGAAACCTGAACCAGCTACATACACCTTTAGCTTCGAGTTTGCTGTGTCATACCATAAATCACCAGCGCTAGGTGATGATGGTGCAGTTGAGCCAGCAAAAAAGATATCATTAAAATCATTGATAGCTGATATAGAAGAGGCGGCAGTGTTGATGCCAGATATATTAGTTGCCGCTGTATTCACATTAGCAATCGCACCAGCTACTGTGCCAATAGTATTTGTACCGCTTAAATCAGAGCCAACAGTATTTACATTAGCAATGTCTGTTGCCACAGTTTCAATGTTTGATGAAACCAAATTCAAATCATCAGCGGCTGTCTCAATCTCTGAGATGGCTTCATTTAAATCATTTGCTACTGTGATAACGTCAGCTATGTTTGTGGCCACTGTGTTAACAGATGCAATGTTTGTAGATACTGTGCCAATATCTGATGCGTCATTGTTAACTGCGGTAACTGCCGCTGATATATTGTTAACGCCAGTAACAGCAGATGAAATGCCAGCTACTGTAGAAACATCGCTCGCAATAGCGGCAAGGTCAGAGATGGCATTGGTAGCGTTTGTGCCATCTTCAATGTCAGCCAGTGTTTCAATGTCTGTAGATAGCGCAGCAACAGTAGTAGCGCCCGCTACAGATGAGCCAGCCTCAACAGCGCCAGTAGTAGCATTAAACGCAAGCAGTTTGCCTTTGCGAGTGTTAACGTCTGGAAGCGTTAGAGATACCTGTGTATCGTAATCTGTAAGCTGAAGCGCTCTATCAGAAGCATCTTTAAGGTCAGCAGATATAGCGATAAGCTTATCTAACTCTTCATTGAGTGAGGTAATATCGAATGGCCCTGATGATGGAAAATCTGTAGAACGCTCGATATCAATGTCGCGTGTTATTACAACGATAGAGCCACCAGATGCGCCTGTAACAGACATGGATATAGAACCAGTAGAACCATCACCACCAGTTACAGTGTAGTCTGTAGTCAGCGTTTTAAGCACGCCATCTACATATACATTCAAATCCGCATCAACAAAGAATTCAAATGACACAGTAAAACTGCTTTGCGTAGCGCTAGCCGCTACAGCATAGGATACTCTGGGGTCATTATCTGCAAGGTTTATCGTCATTTTATCCCTCTATCATGCAGGTTTGCAGTGTGCCACGCACAATTAGTAGCGGCTTATGGTATTGGTTAACTCTTTCACATCATCACGAATAAGCGGGAGGCCAACAAAAGGTAGCGCACGCCTTAATTCTTGAGCGCCATCGCTTATGTTTCCATCCACCAAATCTCTAGCAGCGCGATAGAAGCCAACACCCAAATCAACAGGCGCACCAAAGGGCGTTATCAGCCCATCAACAAAACGCTCGTCTTTATTTGGGCTTACAAACTTTGGCTCAATAAAGAAGTCCTCTGGTTTATCGGCAAGGTTGCCAGCAATCGACAGCCCCATGTAACCAAGGTCGCCATAAATACCCATCAATCCAGAATGGTCAATTAAGCGTGCAATAATATCAGGTGACTCATCTTCGCGGTCCCACCAGCTTGCCATGCCCAAGCCAGATTTAATTTCGAATGACAGGTAGGATAGCGCAATCAATGCTGTTGCGCCCTGTATTCTGTTCTGGCGTGCAGGGTCTAACATAGCCCCCAGGATTTTGTTGTTTGCGCCAAACACAAAGTTCATAAAGGTAAACGGTATGGTCATCATGCCGCTTTCCAAGCGCACCATGTTTACACCGCCATAAGATGCCTTCTTATCTATAGCAAAAAGATTAGGGTACATTTTACGCATGCCAGCAAATGCAGGGTTATCTTTAACGTAAGTGACGCCATCCATAATCAATGGGCGGTCAAACGCTTGCCCCATAACAACAGAGTTATCAGAGTGCGCTGTAACCGCCGCCTGATATCTGCGCTTCATCAAGCGTTCTTGAGGCGTACTGACAGGCCAGTTGTCTGTGTTAGCAAGCATGAAGTTGCTGCCTTCAGCTTTTTGAAATGGCATATCTTGTATGTAGCTAGCTAACTCGTCATCAATGCCGTAACGATTGAGATACTCTCTATCACGGATATTTATTCTGCCAGACTTCAGCTTCTTTGTTAGGCGATAGAATTTATCATTGGTAAGCATGCCATCAGCAAACTTGAAGATAGTGGTAATAGGACCAAGGCCGTTGGCAGTGTACATAAAACGGTTGCCAATCTCTTGTGCTTGCTCAAGCTTGTTTGGCTGTACACGCTTCATGGTATCGCCCAATATCTTCTGCTGGGCAAAGTTGCGGATCATGTCGAGCGCAGCACCACCGTTTTGCATTTCAGATAATAGCTTGCCAGTTGACCTGTCTGTAATTCCTGCTACTGCGGCGCGGTACACATCTCTGTATCCATGCGCCAAAACAATCGTGCCAGCATCAGTGACAGCAGAAAGCCCAGCCCCACCAAGGAACGTCCACCCTGCATAGGTTTTTGCAAACTTAGATAGCTGGTTATCATATCTATCAGGAGAGCGTGAGAGTGCGCCCATTACGCGGTCATGCTCGCCTACAAAGCCAGCGCGTATTTCAGCAATCTCTGCCTTAGACATGCGAGCCTTTACCAGCTCGTCTGTAACCTCTTCTAAGATTTCGTCAATGTTCTTGCCATCAAATGCTCTAGCATGCTCGATGCGTCTGCCCATCTGCTGTGCGTAAGTGTGGAATACATCAGGCGATTTAATTAAGAACTCTTCTACCTGCCATTCTTCAAGGTCTGTTTTGCGGTGACGCAGATGTTTAGTAGAGCCAGCTACACCAGAAGCACGCGCATCTTCAAACTCTTCTGCCGCTTCTTCGAGAATGCGAGCAACAGTAGCCTTAGCGCTGTTCTCAGGATTTGGCAAACCTTTATTGGTGTAGTGGTCTATCAGCGTTTGTGTGAACTTCTCACGCGCCGCCTCATCACCATCCAACAAAGCTTTATTGTAATACATCGCAAACCTAAATGATTTGCGGGTGGGTGTATCAAGAACATTTTGCAAGTTATCTAATTTGGTACGCAAGCCAGCCATCTCGCTATCTAGGCCATCACGCATCTTTGCTTGCTTTGGTGTAGCGCCGCCCTTGGCTTTCATACCATCTTCAAGGTCGGCAAGCTTCTGCGCTTTTTCATCTACAAGCTTTTGCAACTTGTCCATTTCTGCTTTTATGCGTGCATCATCACGCAATACGCCAACAAAGCGTGCATCTTCATCAAACTGTTTGAAGAATGTATCGAACTCTTTGAACGCTTGCTTCTGCTCTTTGGTAGCGCCATCTATTGCTTTGCGCCTGATTGTAGGGTTTGGATTATCCTGCCGCATGTAGCGCGTAACAGTATCTTCAAACCAATCGTTAAACTCGCCAGTGCTAAATGTTAACTCGTTAGTATTGGTGCCAAGAAAGCGAGCCTGTCTGTGACCATCAACCTGCATTCTGTGCAGGTCTTGAAACTTTTTCATATATTCGTGCGCGTAGCCTTCATAGGTTTGTGCCATTTGCACAACAGACTGAGGAGATGCGGTATCTGCACCACCTTTTAGGTTTATTGAAGAGTTGAAGTTATATTTCAGCGCCATCTCTTTTACCACTGCTGGCACTCTTGGATTGCTCAACATGCGCTGAAAGTAAGAGCCAAATGGGTTTGCTACCTTTGGGTCAAACTTTTGCTCGTCACCTACAATGGTAGGGGAGCCAGCATTCTCATCAGCAAACAAGGGCGGTACATTCTCGCCTCTTGCCATGCGATTAATTTTGTTAGCAGACGATTGAAAGAATGGTTTGGTAAATGATGCGCCCTTGAGTGCGCCGCCAAAGAAGCCGCTAAACACAGCAGCACTGATAACATTTGTTTCGCTCTCAAACGGTGCATCAGTTTGAGCAAACGGAGCGCGGCGTGCTTCAGATGCCAGACCATAGGCAGCGCCTACTTTACCAAAGTTATAAGCAGACTTGGCAATCGTAGAACCAAAGGTAACGGCGTTGAGCGCAGGTACAAATGCAGTTACGAACATCGGGTCAGCGATGCCGCCAACTACCTGTGCGCCAAAACTTGCACCTGCCATCTTACGTTTGCGGAGCATTTCATTGTCAATGCGTTGTTTTATAAACGCAAAATGCTCACTATCTTTTGCTCTTAACAGTTCCTCATAGTAAGGAAGATACTCATCAGATATGTTTTCGATGGGGTCAAATGATGCATCTCTAGCGCGTCCACCAAAGTTGATTTCTTCCTGAACAGATTCAACTATTGGCATATTATTATATGCTGTAGTAGCGGCAACACCCTCCCAAAAACCAATGGGTGCGGCCTCTCTCAAATCATTAGGAACAGATACAAAGAAATCACGCTGATTTAAATCTATCATTTTCTACCCGCTATATCATCAAGGAAATCTCCTTGCGTTTGATTGATGCGGCCTTGTGGGCGCTCTTCATTTTTAATGTCACGCATACCTAGTCTGCGCTGTTGTTCTGCACGCATTTGCTTTTGAATGTTGCCGACTGAAGTGCGAGCGTTTCTTGCTCTGGCTTCTATGATAGATTGCCCATTCGCAATAATAGCCTTGCCACCTGCCATGATTGGCATCTTGTTATTATCAACAACAATATATTCAGGGTTAACCATGCCATGCCGAGGGTCGGGTATTAGAAACGCATTCTTGCCAAGCTGGTAGTTGCCATCTGCCAACTCAAGCTTGAGGTCAACACCAGCCTTAAACATTTCTAATTCTCTTTTATCTGGATAAGCTTTCTCTGGTGCAAAGCGGGTACGCTCATCACCAAATGTAAACTCAGATTTACCAAATACTTTATCACCAGATTTATGAAGAATGTCGCTTGCCACATCCTTGCCATGCATCAGCACCAAATCTTCTGCATAGCGCATGTGGAAAGTACGCTCTTCAGCAGTAGCGTTTGAAGGCAGATTATCTATTACAAAATCTGCAATGCTCTCTTCGCCAAGCTGTTGTTTTAAAAGCGCAGAACGGTTAGGCGCTATTGCTAACTCGTTTCTTTTTTGAAAATATTCTTCAAAGCCTGTTACCTTTACGCTGTTGCGATAAGCAATCAAAGATTCCATTCTGGTTACGGTATCTTCACTCAAACCTCTGGTAACTTGGTTGTCGCCGCTACCATCGCTGTTCATACGCATTGTAGATTGACGATACAGGTCAAGCGCATCTGGCAACTGCCCATTGTTTGCAAGCTTCTCTAAATTATCTTGGCTAAATACATTCTTAAACATCGGTGGCATATCGCTATTGTTATGCAACCATGCACGTTGTAGCGCCTTATGCTGTTCTGTTTTAGGGTTTAGAATGTTAGGCAAATCATTAATAATATCTTCAGTGGTAGTGTAGCCCATTGAGCCTAGAAAGTTTTCCATCTTGTCAGAAGAAACTAACTCGCCTTGATCAAGCTGGAGCGCTGTCGCCATCGCCTGACGCCCTGACGCTTCAGATTTCAAGATATCTTGCAGATTGTTTTCGATAACAGATAAATCGCCAGCAATAATACGGCGGCTCTCTGCATCTAAAAACTGCGGAGATAACATCTCTTCAGTAAAGCCAGCTTGTTTTAACAACGCCTTGTTGTTGTCAGACATGCCATCGAGATTACCTGTGCGATATGCGCCCTCTAAACTTTCTAGCAAAGACGCCGCTTTAGTAGCACCACTAACGGGGTCTTGAAACTGAGGCAGGTTTTTAACATTGTTAACGGTTCTCGTCATTAGAGCGCCGCCATAAGCCCGCCTGATGCGCTTCTTCATTTCTGTGGCACCTGACACCGACAATCTATCAGGATGCTCCTCAGCGAGCCTGTCAACGCGAGCAAGAAGGTCTTGATAATCTTGCCCACCCATAGCTGAACTTAACTCACCAGATTCAACACCTGCGGCAACATCCAGCATATCGCTTTCAATCAAAGAGAAATCGCTCTTGAATGATGCTTCATCTTCTGCGTTTACTTTATCTGCATAAAGCGAAGCTGTGTTTTCGCCAG